CCGATCAGGCCGGTAGGGCGCAATTTTTCCTTTAAGAAAAAGTGTGCCAGCACCGTGCCCAGTGCCGGGTACAGTGCGGAGATGATGGCGGTGTACGCCGGGCCGATGGCGTTGATGGCCAGCACATAGCCGGTCATACCCACCGGGCCGCCCAGTAGTGCGCCCAGCGCCACAAAGCGGCCACCCCGCGTGCGTAGCGCTTGCCATACTGCCTTGTATTGGCGGCGCAGCCCGGTATAGCCCAGCATCCACAGGGAAGAGCACAGGTCGTGCAAAAAGGTGCTGGCAAAGGGTGCCAGTATTGCTGCTCTGGGGTCGCCGGTAAACACCGGCAGCGCCAGAGCCATGCCCAGTATGACCGTGTCCAAGGGCGCCGCCTGCCAGTCCGGTTAACATAGGCTCCTCCTTAGTCCAGTAATTCTGCCAAAATGGTGTTGGATACCAGCATACCCCGGGGGGTTAGGGAAATGCGACCGTTGGCGCGGCGCATAAATCCCCCGGCAATGTACGGCGCCGGATCGCGGGTGAGCCAGTCCTCCGGTATGCCCCGGTTCAGTCGCAAGCCTAAGAGAATTTGCTCCTCTCGGTCGCCGCCGGGGCCTTCGTCCTGCCAGATCCAGTCCCAAAGTAAAAGCGCCTACCGTTCCACAGGGAGTGGGCGCTGGGCCCCAACCCCAAATACGGCTCCAGCAGCCAGTATTTCAAGTTGTGGCGGCTCTCGTACCCCGGGCGAGCAAAGTTGCTGATCTCGTACTGGGCAAAGCCCAGTTGTCCCAGACGCTCCACCGTTTGCAGGTACATTTGGCACACGGTGTCCTCCTCCGGCAGCGCCAGCTTGCCTTGCAGGCGGTCAAAGGGGGTGCCCGGTTCGATCTTCAGCAGATAGGCGCTGATGTGGGTCACCTGCATACGCTCAATAAAGGCAAAGGTTTCCTCCAAGCTGTCCGGGGTCTGTTTGGGGGTGCCCAGCATCACATCCAGGCTGATATTGGTAATGCCTGCCGCCTTGGCTGCCGCTACGGTGCGGGCCACTTCTCCGCTGCCGGCACGGCGCCCCAGGGCGAACCGTTCCCGATCCACGGCGCTTTGCATACCGATGCTCACCCGGTTGATCCCCGCCGCTGCGTACTGCTCCATATCCCCGGTCAGGTCCTTGGAGGGGTTGCACTCTACGGTGATCTCCGCCGCCGGGTCAATGGCAAAGTGATCCCGCACCGCCTGCAAAATGCCGGTGAGCACCCGTGGCTCCAGGATGGAAGGGGTGCCGCCGCCAAAGTACACCGTGTCAAAACTGCCGGTATAGTCCTGCATTTGCCCTCCCAGCTTCTCGGCAAAAGCGTCGGCGGATGTCGGGGTGTACTTGGTGCTGTAAAAATCGCAGTACGGGCACTTGGAAAAACAAAAAGGAATATGAATATAAAGACCTGCGGCCATACTTCACACTCCTTTTTGCGTTCATTTTTGATTTATTTTTTGCGGCTTTCCGCTTTCAGTCGCAGGGATTTGTCCAAGATCATCTTGCGCAGACGAATACTCTTGGGGGTCACTTCCAGCAGCTCATCGTCTGCCAGGAATTCCATGCTCTGTTCCAGAGACAGAGTGGTGGGGGGCACCAGCTTCAGCGCCTCGTCGGAGCCGCTGGCTCGGGTGTTGGTTACATGCTTCTTCTTGCACACATTGCACACAATGTCCTCGTCCTTGGCGCATTCGCCCACGATCATACCCTCGTACACCTCTACACCGGGACCAACGAACAGTCGCCCTCGGTCCTGGGTGTTCCACAGACCGTAGCCGCTGGTGGTGCCGGTCTCGTGCACCACGATGGAGCCGTGGGTGCGGGTGGCAATCTCACCCTTGTAGGGCTCATACCCGCCAAACAGCTGGTTCATAATGCCGTTGCCGTTGGTGTCCGTCAAGAACTCGCTGCGGTAGCCGATCAGCCCGCGGGCGGGGATCTTGATCTCCAGGTGGGTCATGCCGGTGGAGCGGGTGTCCATGTTCTCAATCTCGCCTTTACGGGAGCACAGCTTCTCCATCACGGCGCCTACATACGCCTCCGGCACTTCAATGATGGCCAGTTCCATAGGCTCCAGGGTCTTGCCGGTCTGGGGATCCTTTTTCAGAATGACCTGGGGACGGCTGACGGCGAATTCATAGTTCTCTCGCCGCATGGTCTCAATGAGAATGGACAGGTGCAGCTCACCTCGGCCGGATACCTTAAAGGTGTCCATACTGTCCGTTTCTTCCACCCGCATGGACACGTTGGTCTCCACTTCCTTAAACAGGCGGTCCCGCAGGTTGCGGGAGGTGACATACTTGCCCTCACGCCCGGCAAAGGGAGAATCGTTGACCATAAAGTTCATGCTGATGGTGGGCTCATCAATCTTTACAAAGGGCAGCGGCTCCACGCACTCCGGGGCACACAAGGTCTCGCCGATGTTCAGATCCGCAATACCGGCCACGCAGATCAGGTCGCCCATGACCGCTTCCTCTACCGGCACCCGCTTCAGCCCCTCAAATTGGTACAGCTTGGTGACCCGGATGTTTTCCCGGGTATCATCCCGGCGGCACAGCACATAGGGTGCGTTGACTTTTACGCTGCCTCGCTCCACACGGCCCACGCCGATACGGCCCACATAGTCGTCATACTCCAAAGAGGAGAACAGTACCTGGGTGGGACCCTCCGGGTCGCCCTGGGGAGATGGGATGTACTTTAAGATGGCGTCCAGCAGCGGGCGCATATCGCCGCTGCGCACATCCGGCTCTGTGCCGGCGTAGCCGTCTTTGGCGGAGGCGTAGATCACCGGGAAGTCGATTTGGTCATCGTCTGCGCCCAGCTCAATAAACAGGTCCAGTACCTCGTCTACCACCTCGGCAGGGCGGGCGCCGTCCCGGTCAATCTTGTTGACCACCACCAACGGCGTCTTGTGCAGACCCAGCGCCTTTTTCAGCACAAAGCGGGTCTGGGGCATACAGCCCTCAAAAGCGTCTACCAGCAGCAGAACGCCGTCTACCATGGTAAGAATACGCTCTACCTCGCCGCCAAAGTCCGCATGGCCGGGCGTGTCTACAATGTTGATCTTGGTGTTGTTATAGTGAATGGAGGTGTTCTTGGACATAATGGTAATGCCCCGCTCACGCTCCAGGTCGTTGCTGTCCATGACCCGCTCTTCCACCACTTCATTTTGGCGGAAGGTGCCGCTTTGGCGCAGCATTTCGTCCACCAGAGTGGTTTTGCCGTGGTCAACATGGGCAATGATTGCAATGTTTTTTATATCTTTTCTTGTACTCAAAGTGCTCACCCGAATTCTTATTTATTCTTTTTGATATTAAAGCTGTCTCGCAGAGCAACGGTGCGGTTAAACACCGGTGCGCCGGGGGCAGAGTCCTTGTCCATACAAAAGTAGCCGTCCCGCATAAACTGGAACCGATCGCCGGCCTTGGCCGTGGCCAGTGCCACCTCGCCGTAGCCTTGCTTCTCGGTCAGACTGTCCGGGTTTAGGTTCTCCTCAAAGGAGTTGACGCCGCTGTCGTCGCTGGGGTTCTCCACGTTAAACAGCCGGTCATAGATCCGGGCGGTCAAGGGGGTGTTCTCTTTGGCGCTGACCCAGTGAATGGTGCCTCGTACCTTGCGCCCATCCGGGGCGTCGCCGCCAAAGGTGGCCGGGTCGTAGGTGGCGTGCACGCAGGTCACATTGCCATTTTCGTCTGTGTCATAACCGGTGCAGGTCACCAGGTAGGCCTTGTACAGCCGTACCTCGTTGCCCGGGTACAGACGGCGGTATTTCTTGATGGGCTCGGCCATAAAGTCGTCCCGCTCAATGTACAGCTCCCGGCCAAAGGGCACGGTGCGCTTGCCGTATTCCGGGTGGTCCGGGTGGTACTCCACTTCCAGGGCCTCGGTCTTGTCCTCCGGGTAGTTGTCGATCACCAGCTTAATGGGGTCCAGCACCGCCATGGCTCGGGGAGCGGAGGTGTTCAGGTGCTCTCGTACGCAGGCCTCCAGCAGGGCAAAGTCCACCACGCTGTACGCCTTGGACACGCCGATGCGCTCGCAGAAGTCCCGTACCGCCTCCGGCGGATAGCCCCGGCGGCGCATACCGCTGAGGGTGGCCATACGGGGATCATCCCAGCCGCTGACAATGCCGTCCTGCACCAGCTTTAAGCACTTGCGCTTGCTGGTGAGGGTGTAGTTCAGGTTCAGCCGGGCAAACTCGATCTGGCGGGGCTTTTGCCCTTCGATCAGCTCGTCCACAAACCAGTTGTACAGCGGGCGGTGGTTTTCAAATTCCAGAGAACACAGAGAGTGGGTCACGCCCTCTCTGGCGTCCGACAGAGGATGGGCAAAGTCATACATGGGATACACGCACCATTTGTCGCCGGTGCGGTGATGGTGGGCGTACATAATGCGATAAATGATCGGGTCCCGCATATTCAGGTTGGGGGAGCTCATATCGATTTTGGCACGCAGCACCTTGCTGCCCTCCGGGAACTCGCCCTTGCTCATGCGCATAAACAGGTCCAGGTTTTCCTCCACGGAGCGGTTGCGGTAGGGGCTCTCTTTGCCCGGCTCGGTGAGGGTGCCCCGGTAGGCGCGCATTTCCTCCGGCGTCAGCTCACAAACAAAGGCCTTGCCTTTCTTGATCAGCTTGATGGCGCAGTCAAAGAGAAAATCAAAGTAGTCGGAGGCGTAGTACAGGTTGTCCCACTGAAAGCCCAGCCATTGAATGTCCTCTTTGATGGCGTCTACATACTCGGTGTCCTCTTTGGTGGGGTTGGTGTCGTCCAAGCGCAGATTGCACACGCCCTTGTACTTTTCCTTTACCCCAAAATTGATGCAAATGGCCTTGGCGTGGCCAATGTGCAGGTAGCCGTTGGGCTCCGGGGGAAAGCGGGTCTGTATGCTGCTATACACCCCGTCTTCCAGATCTTTATCAATAAAATCGTGAATAAAATTAGAGTTTTCTCTGATCTCCTCAGCCATGGTACTCCTCCTTGTAGTGCGTCAGTGCGGCGTTTAGTCTGGCTTGTGCGGTCTCTTGCCCCAGCAAAGCCAGTATAGCGTGCAGGTCCGGGGTGTTGGTGCGCCCGGTGAGCGCCACCCGGATCACGGTAGACACATCGCCTACATGGCCCTTGAACGCTGTGGGGTCCTGCTTGTATTCTTTCACATTGGGGGTGCAGCCCACCTGCGGGCACAACGCCTTGATCTTGGCAAACCAGGTGTCTTTGTCGTCTGCGGTGTCCACCAGGTCTTTGTACTGCTCCAGCACCTGTACTGCCAGTGCCGGATTCGCATTGCCGGTCAGGTCGTAGCAGGGGGTAAAGGTTTGGTCGTAGAAATAGCTGATGTAGTCCGCCAGATCGCTCCATTTGGCAATGTCTTTGCGGGGCTTTTTGCCGCCCCGGTCAATGCTGAGCACTGCTACCGCGTAGGCCGGATCGCTGTCAAACAGCGCGGCCAGTTCCGGCTGGTGCCGATCGGCCCAGGCGTGGGCCAGGTCAAACACTTCCTGTGCAGTCATTTTGCTGATGACGGTCTTGGACACATCCGTCAGCTTGGCCATATCAAATAGGGCGCCGGACACGCTCATTTTCTTTAAGTTAAAGGGGAAGTCTGCCAGGTCTGCTGTGGGGTTGGCGCGCCGCCAGTCCTCAAAGTTGGAGTTGGCAATGGTCATCATATATTCGTTGACCGCTGCTGCCGGAATACCCATTTGGTCGTAGTAGGTAACGGCCGCTTCCGGGTCCTTACGCTTAGAGAGCTTGCGCTTGCCGCCGTTTTCTTCCTTAAGAATGGGGGCAATATGGGCGTATTTCACCGGGCGGAAGCCTAAGAGCTTGAACAGCTGCAGGTGCAGGGGCACAGAGGCGATCCATTCGTCACCCCGCACCACATGGGTGGTTCGCATCAGGTGGTCGTCCACCGCGTGGGCAAAGTGATAGGTGGGAATGCCGTCGGTTTTCAGCAGCACCACATCAATCACATTCTCCTGCATTTCGATTTTGCCTTTGATCAGATCGTCAAAGCGCACCTTGCCCTCCGGCTTGCCGGGGGAGCGCAGGCGCAGGGTCCAGGGCTTGCCGGCGTCTATATTGGCCTTGATTTGGTCGTAGGTCAGATCCCGACAGTGGGCGTAGGGTCCCCAGTAGCCTTTAATGTCCTCGTTCTCCTGCCGGGCGTGCAGGTCTTCCAGCTCCTTCGGGGTGCAAAAGCAGGGGTAAGCCAGCCCTTCCTCCACCAGAAATTTGCCGTAGCATTGGTAAATGTCTTTGCGCAGACTTTGGGTGTAAGGGCCGTAGGCGCCGCTTTCGCTTCCGTCGCCCATCACGCCTTCGTCCGGTGTAATGCCGTAGATTTGCAGCGCAGAGAGCATGGTCTCCACCGCGCCCTCTACCTTGCGCTTTTGATCCGTATCTTCCACCCGCACATAGAACACGCCGTCGGTGCAGCGGGCGGTGCGGTATGCCGCCGCGCAGGAAAACAGATTGCCAAAGTGCAAAAAGCCTGTTGGGCTGGGCGAAAAGCGGCTGACTCTGGCGCCCTCTTTCAGCTGCCGGGGCGGGTATTTGGCTTCGTAATCCGCCGGGGTCATGGTAATATGGGGAAAGAGCAGCGCTGCGATTTTTTCATTTTCCGTCATGATTTCACCTACTGTTCCGGCCAACGGGCGATCGCGCCGTTTTGCGCCGGATATAAAATTACAGCCTATTATGACATATAAATAGAAAATAATCAATATAAAAGGCGGGATTTTTCTTGAATTCTCCCGCTTTTTATGGTAAATTAAAATCAAATCTGCACCGGGAGGCAAAAAAAGTGGCTGCATTACCCAAGGACCCGTTTATTTTGTTTAGCGTAATCAATACCAAATTGCGGGATTTTTATCCCAGCCTGGACGCTCTGTGTGCAGACTTGCAGGTGGACCGGGCGGCGCTGGAGGCCCAGTTGGCTGCCATCGGCATGACCTATGACCCGTCGCAAAACAAATTTCTGTAAAAAACACTTGCAACCGCGCGCATTTTGTGTTATCCTATTGTAGCAATAAATCGAGGTGTGGCTCAGTTTGGTAGAGCACCACGTTCGGGACGTGGGGGTCGCAAGTTCAAATCTTGTCACCTCGACCAAAAAGGACGGCTTTTTTAGCCGTCCTTTATTTCTTCCTGTTTTCATTTTTGGCTTAGTTAAGCCAAATTTTTGCTTGTGTAAAAAATGAGAGAAAATAAAAAACTTTTGGCGTTGCAGTACTCGTTGCAGTACTTGGTAATGCGAGGTATAGAAAAAGACCGGGCAGTTACTGAACTACCCGGCCTTTTTTTACATCAGCATTGTCGATATTGGAATTATGCGGATAATGTCACCATTTTTGGCTTTAATGCCAACAGAAAGTTGTTTGTAACGCAGTCCATCATCCACTAAAACAGCTTCAATGATCACATAGTCCGCAGTTTCGACCAAATCCTTAGTATCTTCCACAATCATTTTTCATTCCTCCTTTGTTTTTCGTTATACTACAACGAGGCAATGATTGTCAATACCATTCACTAAAATTAAGTAAAAAAAGCAGATATGAAAAAGCCCACCGGTTATCCGGTGGGCTTTCTGCTTCACTTAATAAATTTATGATTGTCTGCGCATTCCCAGATACACAGCCAACCGGAGGGGCAGCGCGCCCACAGGTTGCCGGTGCTGAGCAGCTTTGTCTCCAGCACGGTGATGGTGGTGTCTGCCCGAAACATAGCGTCTGCTTTGGACTTGCTACTGGTAGCGTGTCGCCGGCCGTCCGTGGTCAGATCCTTAACCTTTTTTCTGCCGGTCGCTGCACCTGCGCCCTTGTAAATACCACGCACTGCTGTGGTTGTATATGTACCCGGCTTTACGGTAGGCGCCTTGGGTGTTGCCTTGCGGTAGTTCACATCGTTCTCCGCATATACAGTCTTGGCTCCCTTTGCGTTCGTAAAGAGCCAAATGTCACTAATATCAGACGCAAGGGCGGCAGGTTGCACATACACCTCCCGGGCGTTCTTGACCTTGGTGTACTTGCGGCGGTTGGCGGTCATGGTGAACTTACCATCATACCAGTACGGATCCAGCACGATCAGGTTACCGCTCTTGTCCAGGCCGCCCACATATACATAGTGGCCGCCGTTACTGAACAGCTGCTTGCCGCCACCGCTAACGCATACAATGGCCTTGCCGCCGGATTTCAGGTGAGCCTTTAGGTCGGCAACCGTCTTTGCCCGCTTGCTTATGATGGAGAAATGCCTCTCGATAAACGCTGCCACCTTATCCATGTTGGTGCCATCTGCGGACCGTGCACCCATCAGTAGGCACTTCTGTGCCCAAGCAGCGGTGTCCAAGCCGGTAAAACCAAAGTTATGTAAAACCATAAGACTGGCACACACCCCGCAGCCGCTGGTGTAGATACAGCCGGAAGTGCCGTATTTATAGGGGTGGAATTTGCTGGGATAACGGATAGACTTGCATTTTTCGGTGGTCTGTCTGCAATAGTACAGTTTACTCATGACTTACCGCCTCGCTCTCTGCTGTTTCCGTCCGTTCCAGCGCCAGGGTTTCGTCTGCCTTTAGTGCAGCCGTGGTAAAGCTGTTGTTCTTCCACCAGGCAGCCAGGGAAGCCGCCACGGCCACCACCGTTGACACGGCGGTGTACACCTCATCGTCCGAAAAGGGCAAAGGGTTCTTGCCAAAGGCGTTCAAGAGTACATTCAGCAGAGATACCGCCAACACGACGGTTCTTGCAATGGTTCCTGCGGTTACTTTCATTTTTTGCTATCCTCCAAATCTTTAATTCTATGATCCGCAACAGCTTGCTTATTCTCAAGCACATGTATGCGATCCTCAACATTGTACATACGCTCAATCAGCGTATTATGTTTGTCCTGCTTTTTTTCCAGCTGATCTATTCGGTACATGGTCTTGCTTTGACTCTTATAATTGCCAAATAAGTATCCTGCCAGGGAAAACACACCGGACACAATAGCTACGATTATAGCGTCACTCATGGCTATCACCCCCTTGCAGGGCGTTGATCTCTGCCCGATATGCAGCCCGCTTTTGGCGGATCGGTGCGTACTCCTCCTCGGACAGCGCGCCGTCTGTAAATTTCAAACATAGATAATCAGTATCGGCAAGTTCAGCCTTAAGGAATGCAATACGGCTTTCGATTTCAATGCTCATTTTGCCACCCCCAATACTTCAACTTGCGTGCCTGCACCAATTGTTCGTCCATTGGTTGGGAAACCTAACGACTTAATCGCACCGTGAGCCTCCACATCTTTGAATATGTTGAAGTTAACCTTGTTGCTAAGCCATATACAGCCTTTTTCCATGACATCAGCTGGGTTGAAGCCACTTGACTTATCTGATTTGTTTTGCATTACACGCACCATGTCAGCAGTCAATTCAACCTCTGCAACAACGAAGCTTCCCTTATCTTTTGCAACATCGAAACGAAACGCATTGGGTATGTAAGTCTCAGATGTGTACGAATTCAAATATACAGTTTGGTCTCCGGCACTACTATTGGTAGTAGTTCCAACGCTAACCATGCGCAACTTAATTTTTCTGCACGGCTTAGACAAAACCCAGTTTTGCTTGTCCGTTGTATCGGCGTCAAATGTTTTGGTAAACACGGTCTCCCAGGTCTCAACAGAGCCGGTATTACCCGCAGTCAGCAGGGTGACCGTCCCGCTGCCGTCCGCAGCTCGGCGGACCACCGCAACACCAAAGTCAGATTGCGTAATTACGGCGCACTCCGTACCGTTTTCCTCAAAGAATGACACCAGCGCCCCACTGCGCAAGGTCAAGGCATGATCGCCGCTCTTAGCATCGTCAGCGTGCAATGTAATGGTGCCCTGGGTGTCATAATCCACATTCAGCACATAGGGGCAGAACTCAGAGATGTTCCACCATTC